AGATGACCTTATAAAAGAAAGGGCTAGCGTCTTTGATTTGAAATTTGGCGGCACTCCCTAATTTAACTAACGGTAATATCTCTGGCCTATCGAAGCCTGAGAGTAAACAGCCATAATCTAGATTGGTTACTACGCCAGTGAGACTAACTTCTGTTATTTGTTCAGGAGTTATAGCGGATAACTCATAATTAGTTATACCGCCGCGACTAGGGTTTAGGAAACTGCTTGGGTCGATACCAGAAAATGCTGGAGGAACTGCGAACTTCCTTCTAGTATCAGAATCCATATCAAAAACAGATATTTTTCCCGTGTTAAATGTTACAAGGTCTTGAGCGCCTGTTTCTGCAGCAATGAAATCGCCAGAATGTAAAGACATAGCATCTCCAGAACCAAGAACCCAACCAGTTACACCCGTTTCGAAATATACGATTGTGCCAGAGATCCCTGTGTAAGAAGCGTAATCAACATATCTAGTATCTCCCACTTCTAATCCAGCGTATTCATAACCTGCAGTATAACCTGTAAAACTATAACCCCCAGTAAAACGATTCCAAGAATCTGAGGTTGTACCTGTGATAGTAAAACTGTCGTATCTTCCTCTTGTTCTGGCGGCTATATCATTTATATCACCTATACTATCTATACCAGTAGGGCTATAAACAGTAAGAACCCCAGTAGTCATAACAGAAGAGAAATTATTACTGAGCCTAATTGTTTCGTCTTCCAAATTAACGTCTAAAACCTTGCCAAAATTAGTTATATTGGTTTTTAGTTCGTCCTCTATTATAACTAAATCTCCAGGTTTACATAAGAGAGTTTCTAAACCTGCAGTGAAAGCCACTTGTTGGTTTTCTTTTATTTTAGAAAAAATTTGATGTTCAGCGGCCCTGCGAGCCATAGCTCTAGAGGTTATCCCTATACCATCTATACGCTTCTTAAAAATGCCACGCTCTTTTATGTCTTCCTCGTCTTCGACGACCTCTATTTTAGGCTCATAGTTATTAAATCTATCTTTATACCCTATTTCTATTGTATTGAATTGCTCATCTCTTCTGTTATTGGAATAGAAAAACAAGCCTTCTTTAACACTTTCGTTAGTAAAGAAATTAGTTGCGCGTCTAGGTCTGTCGTCTACGAAATTAATTTCAGAGTTGCTAAAGAAAGTTCTTCCTCTAAAGAGGGCGGTGATAGTATTTATAGCGTCAAATATTTTTTGCCCTTGATCGAATACTATGTTACAAGAGAAACGAGGCTCCTTTCCTCCTCTACCGTCTTCGACTCCTAAGAAATAACCTTGGTCATCTACATTGTCGCAAAACCTACCTATTTTATAGAGTTGCCATTTATTAATTTTATCTGGATCGATATGCGAACCCATACCATATCTATTATTCGTTAATAGATCATACAATATCCATGCAGGGTTATCTGTCCATTGCAGAGTTTCATGAAACGTACCGTCCCAGTCTCCTTTGTAAATTAATTTATGTCTTTTACTAGTATCATTAAATTCTTTTTCGGAATTATAATACCTTTTATCTATTCCGTCAAAAGCAGGGAAATAGTTCTTGGGGATTTTTACTTTTTTAAGTTTGCAATCATAAGTCCTTTTGGGGATAGCGCTAAAAGATCTAGAGTCTAATTTAGTGCCTATTATAGCGGAAAATGGGTAGGGCAGATTCGCGTTGATAATTTCTGTGACTTTACTAACTGAGACAACTTTATCCAACAGGACAGAATTGCTCTCATAAGAAAGTTTTGTTATTTTTATATATCTCTTTAACTCTTTTGTCTCGTCGATAACACCAGTTTCTGTAACTTTCCCACCATCAGATGTAATAACATTCTTGAATTGTTCTTTAGTAGGAGGCAGCAGAAAAGGTCGAGAAAGATAAGTGAAATCGTTCTCTGCGGAATTCAACTCTATAACTAAATCTTTACCGCTAGTTGATTTATAATCAGGGTTGCCTATGTCGATTAAAGTGCTTCCTTCTATTAAAGCTACTATTCTGAAGTCATGAGTTCTAAAAGGTATTTCTTCTTCAGAGCAGTCACTCTGATTGCCAATAGAGCCAGTTTCTACACGTATGTTTAATACAGTAGGGAAAGATGTCCCTGGGGCTAAGACTTCTGTACCGCCCGTCGTATTATTCCAGGTGCTTGTTACGGCCTCAACCGATTTAATAAGAGTATCTTTTAAAGAAGAAACATCCAAAGTTATAAAAGCTTCTTCTACGTTAGGGTTATAGATTATATGTACGACTGGAACAGCTTTTTCGTCGAAATCAGATAGGGAACTTTTTGCCCAAGACGAATAATCTCTCGAATCTGCGTCTGCCGCGCTAGATTCTGCTCTTTTGTCTAAACTCCCTTCTTCAAGAGGCAGACCCCTATTCATGTTTTTGTTAAAGCCTTCAGAGTCTTGCTTGAGTGAAAAGTTTTTTAACAACATATGACTAACATTTAGAATACGTTGGACATTGAATTTTCTGATACTGAAAGGTCCGAATAGTTCTCTACCGTATTGATGATCAATAAAAATCTGTTTAAAATTGTCAAAAGTGTTTTGGCTCTCTTCACCTTTGCGGATCTCAGCTAAAACATTACTATAATTATATTTTAATGCATCCGCGATAATAGCATTTGTTCTTTTCGCATATTTAAAAGAGTTTAAATCTTGTAATGCGGTGATAACATCATTGGGTATTTGCAATGTGTAGTTCACCCCACTGTACTTTCCCGCATGCCCGTAAGCACCTGGCACAAACGTATTATATGTCCCTGGCATGTCTAATGAAAAACTAAAAATCAAGAATCCGTGCATCTCCCCAGTTAAAACCCCTGCAGGCGAGATTATAGGACAAGTAACATCAGTCACTGTTATACCGTTACTTTCCATAACAGCTATGAGGTTAAAACCATATCCATTTCCATAAGGTAAAGTTTGCATCCCCAGTAAGTCGTTGCCGTCTAATATCTGTTGGTCTTGCAAATTAACATTATTTTTATTCACCTTGCATATAGCTATTCCTCTTCCAACAACACCTGAGTTTTGAGCTTTTAGGTAAGCAGGAAAAAGTCCGTTTACCTCTGCGTTTACCGCTGTCCACCCTATATTTTCCAAAGCTCTCTTGGCTAGGTCTCGCTGTAGTATGTTGTCGGCATTGTCAACATATAAGCCTAAAATAGTATCTAGACCGTCCTGTATGTTATTGTTAAGGACTTCTATAGTACCAGCGAATAAATCGACAGAATCATTAATACCAAACCACCATCGTGAAAACCTAAAGCTAGAGGTGAAGCCGAATAGGAATTTAGATCCCGCCTCGACCTCCTCGTCTGTCGGAGTGGAGCCAAGCAGTGGACCATTCGCCCATATTAGACTGCTATTCTCCCCTTCGACTTCTGCTTTTGGTTGAGCGTCGTTTCTGAAAGCCGCGTTGTCATCGTCGTATCCCGTTTGTAGTTCCCCATTAAGATACCAAGGGAACACCCGCGAAGATGGAGAACCTCTATATTCAATAAAACCTCTGATATAAAGAGCATAATGGTCCACATTTTTGGGTAAATGCGATGCTGGTGGCCGCTTCCCCCACTTGTTCCCATTCCATGTTCTAAAAAATATCATGTTGGCATCGGGGTTAGCTTCCATCTCTTGTGACTGTATTACTCCAGCGCTGTTATTGGATTTTAAAGCTGTTATTCTACCTGCCTCACTCCTATCGTTTGTTTTGGATAATTCTTGAAAAAATTCACTTAAATACGTGACTCCTGCTGAGCTATCTAATTCTAAATTTAAAGAATTAATAGTATCAATTTCTAGAGATGTTAGACTACTAGTCTTTTTCGCGGATTTGCTAGTGACAGCTACAGGTGTATTATCTAAATAAATACCTTGCAATATATTCAAACCATCTACTAATTCTCCATGTGAATTGACAATACCTTCGATGGGTCCATCGCTTAATAAATCCAGTGTCTCTGCATAACTATGGGAAGCTCCATATTGGAGTTCTCCCATAACAGGGGGCTTATAAATAGGAGGCTTAGGTTTACTGCCTTTGCCCCCTGCCCCTGCGATGCTCAGCTTTTTGAGAAGATGTTTCATGATATTTCGTTGCCTATGAAGATCGGGTTAATCGTATCACCTCGAAGAGCTTCTGAGGGGGGCATATATTGTGGATAAGATTTTATTGTGGCCTGTATGACTTGCGAGCCGATTATTAAGCGTCCATAACCTATGGGAACTGGTGACCCTTGACTCGCTAAGTTAGCTGTATTACTAAATATCATAGAACTTTTTGATCCACCTGCTGTTATTTCTAAAGCTTCGTTTTCGGGCGTAGGTGTTAGAGCGTAACTAATAGCAGCGAAAAGGACTGCATTAAGCACTCCCCCTACAAAGGTCGCCGTTCCGCCAGTGATCCCAATCACTCCTAGAAGTGGGATCATGGCGGGTCCACTACCAGAGATGGCTGGGACAAGATCTATAGTATTGGGGTTTGACATATTCTCCATATCTGGGCCA